TTCAGATGATGCTGTTAATTTTTGTTGGGAGCTACCTAATCTTGACCCTCTTGGTGCTGTATTCTTTCAGCGATTATTTAATACACAGATTGCAAACCTTCTATCTACAAAATATCTTAACGCACCTATAGAAGTTGACGGTGACGACTTAATCGTACATAAGGAATTTGAGCAACACGGTATCATCCAACCGAAAGGTAAGTGCAGTGTAAGTATTACCTATTCAAAGAACAATGTTGCTATCGGTCACACGGCGATTAACGTAATCGCAGGTCAAAAAGCACCGTCTTTTGCGTTTTCCACGAATTTAACTGATAATCAAGTGGAAGAATTCATGAAAATAGTGGTAGATACCTTCTATTCCATGGTAGATGACGCGTTTATTGCAACTACAAAACTGACTCTATGAGGTTGATACCATGAGGAAAATTTTTTTCGCAAACTTTGTGAAAAATTACTATAAGGGACTTAGACTGTCATGAATTTAGTAAACAGAATACCTATAGGAGCTAAGGCTCCTGATATTGTTAACTGTATCATAGAGATTCCTCGCGGTACTAGTGCTAAATATGAGTATAACGAAGAGCATGATATCTTTGAGCTGAAAAGATGTTTGTATAGTTCTATGATCTATACTGCCTCTTATGGTTTTATTCCGCAAACACATGCTTTGGATAACGACCCGTTAGATATTGTTGTTTACAGCACTATACCGATACAAACTGGAGCTATGGTTCAGGTAAGACCCATAGCTACGTTAGATATGACTGATAATGGAGACAAAGACTACAAAGTAGTAGCAGTACCAGTTAGTCATGTAAAAGAATATCGAACGTTGAAAGATCTTGAACCGCATTGGGTAAGTACCACGTATAATTTCTTCTCTCATTACAAAGATTTAGAGAATAAAACTGTTGAAATAGGTGGCTGGTTATCTAAAGCTCGTACTAAAAAAATAATAACTGAAGCCCACGATAGATATAATGCCAAAAACAATTAACAATGTCTTTGATCTTATTAATAATATTGCTTTTGATTCTCACGTTGTCGATATCAATATTGCCGATACTCAATTATATTCTCCGTATATTACGAACAGGTATCTTACTTTTGTTAATCCTCAAGTTACTCACCTTGTTAACAACACCGTCAACAAATATGGTATTGTTTTTAACTCTTTAGATCATTACAAGTTCCTTTTTCATTTAGTACCTAAAACAAAACGTAAATTTATACGATATATAAAAAAGAAAAAGGCAGATAAAAAAGAGTGTGAATTGCTCTCCAGGCGGTATGAACTATCTGAAAGAGAAATAAATTTGTATTCAGAAACATTTGATGTAAATATTAAAAAGTATGAACAGTAAACAACAAAAGGCTTATGACGCACAATTAGATAAAATGGATCTAACTGATAGTCAGCGAGATGCATTTGATCATTCTGCTAAGCGTAGTTTAATTGATCTCGATACGTATCAGCATACAGATAATTTTAGTCTTCATGGTTATAAATTAAGTAAGGTGATGGATGATATTGTCTTAGCACAATATGTAGATTTATCAGAGGACGGTCAAACAATTGAACGTAACGGTATTTATATTCCATTATCTCAGGTACAAAAAACATGGCGACTTGCTAAAGTAATTCTTAAAGGACCACTATGTAAATTTTGTACAACCGGTGACATTGTTTGCTTCCCAGATGATAAAGGAATTAAAGTTGACAATATTAAAGTTGCTGGTCATGATGAGCCTTTACGTAATTGTTTATTCTTAAGCGAGACAAGATTTTTTGGTGTATGTGATTCACTAGATCAAGATGATAGTAGGACTGAGTAACTTAAAAAGTATACTTTTAAATAAAGTATGTGAAGTAAAGTTTGCTCGAAGAAATCCAAAACCCGGGCGACCTTCTACAAGAAGAATGCTCTGTACAAATAATGTGCAGCTTCTTAACTCTGTTGAAGGTCGTACTATTTTAAATTACAATCCACCAAGACAAGCTCCCAACTATAATCCAAATCAAGAAAATCTAATTATTACCTGGGACATATTAATGCAGGATTTTAGAACAATAAGTTGTGACTCTGTAGATCTTGTTACTACGTTAGAAGCAGATGCGACGTTTTGGGATTATTTATCTGAAAAAATATCCCCAATGACACCAGAAGAAAAAATGAACTTCATGAACGTATGAATTATGAATTAATAGAAAACACTTTAAAGTCTCTTTTACTTAGAGAAGTAAAAATTGTATCTAGAAAGAGAGTATTAGGTACAGGTCGTATTTTATTATATGAATTAAAAGATTTTAATATTAAATTACATTTTACAAATAATAAAAAAGTAGAGATACTATATCCGTTTTCTATTTTAAGAAAAGATAAGTTTGTGTATTTTGATTATACCCTAGAACATATTCATCAAGAGGATATCATACAAAAAGTTCGTACTAAAAACATGATTAAAAATCCTAGGAATAAATATTATGACTTGCTTCTATCTATAGAACAGCTATAATATATTTTATGGGCTTAGATCATTTCCCTAAAGGCTTTAAACCGTCTTCAACACAACAGTATGCAATACCTAATATTGTAGATGCATTTAAAGATAATAAGTTTGTGGTTATTCAAGGCCCTACTGGTTGTGGGAAAAGTTTTATTGCTAAGACTGTTGCGAACGGTATAAAGAAACTCCCTAGCAGACTCTCTAAGCTCGTAGATAATTATAAAGCATTTGAAACTACGTGGGAAAATAATAGACGTACATATGAGTATGCTGATGATTTTAATAATAGTAAACGATTCGGAACATCAATTTTAACTACTACTAAAGCACTACAAGATCAGTACGTACGAGATTTCGAAGACATTAAACCATTAAAAGGTAAAGGTAGTTATATTTGTAATATAGATGACCGTAGTACTGCTGATAACGCTCCATGTGCTTTTAGCTCTAAGCTTAAGAGAGAGTGTTGGGATTGTAATCGGTGTGATTATTATGAAGCTCGAAATAAATCTATTGCTGCTAAAATTAGCATAGAGAATTATTCTAGTTTTTTCTATAAACCAGATCATTTAAAAAATAGAAAACTTATAGTATGCGACGAGGCGTCTGAATTAGAGAACATAATTGTAAGTAGGTTTAGTTGCAACATAGAGTGTGGTAAGCTAAACAAATATAACTTACATCTCGCTTATAGCGCAAATCGTAAACGCTTTTTTGATAACTTGTGTACATTGTATTCTAATTTAGAATCTCGATATATAGAGTTGTTACGTATGCTTGAAAAACATCAAGACACTATAAGTGAAGATAAAAAGAAAGAGTTTAAGTTCATTACAGACTTAAAAGGAGATTTGAGTTTAATTATCGACACCTGGTCTCAGTCAGAGTATATTATTCACTCTGTATATGAGCGTAATAAAAAATATATAAAACTAATACCTAAGAAGATTGACAACTTAGCTCAGCATTTATTTAAATATGCAGACAAAATACTATTAATGTCAGCTACGTTTGTTGATTATAAAAGTATTATGAGAGGGTTAGGAATAGCAGAGCAAGACTACAAGTATATAGATCTACCATCGACTTTTGATTCAAAAAAATCTCCTATATTGTTTGGCAATTTTCAGTTATCAAAAAAGAATCTTGAATCTAGCTTTCCAAAAATTGTAGGATGTGTTAAAGAGATATTAGAAGAGCATAAAGATGACAAAGGCTTAATACATACCCAATCGAATAAGATTACTAACATGCTTCGAGACGGTCTTAATGATGAGAGAGTATTATATCGTATTCGTGGTTCAAAAGATAATGTACAGATATTAGATGAACATCTTAACACAGCTAAGCCAACTGTATTAGCAAGCCCTTCAATGAGCTTTGGTGTAGATTTAAAAGGAAGTTCTGCTAGGTTCTGTATAATTATTAAATGCCCATGGCCTGACCTTGGTGATATTCGTATCAAGGAAATGTCAAAAAATAACTATCAATGGTATTCTAATAAGATGTTTACTACATTTGTACAACAATGTGGTAGATGTACGAGAACCGAAGATGACGCAAGTGTTACGTATGTTTTAGATGCAGGAGGTATCAGAAGAATGCTTCCAGACTACCTTAATTTGTTACCGATGTATTTTACAGATAGGTTTGTTTAATAAATATTTATAATGAAAAATCAATACTATGGTTTTGAGTTGAAAGACATGATAAGGCAGTTTGTTACTGCGTTTAATAGTATTGTTATCAATAGATATAATAAAGATAAGACAGCAGTTGATAGCTTAAAGGTTGGTTTTTATTATGGTCCTAAAGAGAGAGCAATGCATGATGTAGTAAATAAAGCTGCTTCTTTAAAGTTACCGGTTGTTTCAGTTCATTATACTTCTATTACTAGAGATCCGGATCGAGTGTTTAATAAGATTCCAGGCTTTTACTTTAGTCAATCCCCTACTGTGAGTGGTGGGTCTATTGCGTCAGATCATTTAAAGACTCCGTTACCTGTTAATGTAGGTATTAATATGTCTATTATGACTAAGTTTCAAACAGATATGGATCAGATTATAAGTAATTTCGCTCCATATAATAATCCATATATTATAATGAGCTGGATTATACCTACATCCCAAAACTTAGCTAGTAACTATGAAATTAGATCAGAAGTATTATGGTCAGGA